ATGAAGCAACTTCTCGCCGCCGCGGTGCTGGCGGCCGCCGGCCTCGCCGCCGCGGTGCTCGGCGCGCAGCCGGCGCAGGCCGACCCTCCCCCTGGCTGCCTCTACCAATCACCGAACTGGTACGACCCGTGCTCCGGTACACCGCCATGGTTACAGCAGAACGGCACGAACTGGTCACCTGTGGACGGTATTCCCGGCATGTACGGGCCGCACGGCTACACCCCCGACACTGGACAGCCAGGAGGTCCTGAATGGTGTTACGCGCACACCGGGTCGTTCAATTGCCGATAGCCATGAAACGCGTCCCGTTGATACTGGCGGTCGCGGCTGCGGCCGCTATCGGCGTCGCTCCAGCCCACGCAGACCCCCCGCCGTGGAACGACCCCCACTACCCCGACAAAGCCCGCGGCAGTTGCCCGGGCGGTTCCGGCGGCTTCGGAATCGGCTGGTGCGACGGGCAGCCCTACCCCGACGGCACGTATTGGCACCAGACCACGTGGGGTGGCCAATACGGCGCCAGCGGCGGCGGCAAGCCGCAATGCATGGGACCAGATCACAATCCCGCGCCCCCCGGCGGCTGCGGCGGCTACGGCTGACATGGAGACGTTACGAGGCAAGATCGGCAAAGTCGTGATGACGCGGATCGAGCGGCCTGAACGCGGCGGCTTTGACATCCGCATCGACCACGCTGACCCGCATGCCACGATCACAGCCGAATTGCTCGACCAGGCAATCTTCCAGCCGAATCAATGGCTGTGGGCGGAGTTCAAGCAGAAACAGATTTGCCACGAAGACCACGAACACAGCAATCTCGACTGCTACCGAGGCATCACTTTGGTCCACATCGACGGAATCAACCGCAATCTCGTTTACCAGATCATCAGTCTGCGTACCACAGTCAACGGCGTGCCCCACGTGTACGAGCTGCGCTGGCCCGACTGACATACGGGCCGCATTATCGGCCTTGAAATGCGTAGAGATCCCGGCTGTCTCGGAGCCCCCGGAGAGTGGAGGGGTTCGACGAGACAGCCGGGACGGATTTTTCGGGGGGAAGCGTTTAGCGGCCGAATAGCGTGGCGGACACGGTGAACAGGTCACCGCGCGCCGGCCAGATGTGCATGAGATGCCCTGCGGTGTAGATGATGATGGCGCCGGTCAGGATCGGCCGGGCGCCCATGTAGCGGGCTGAGGCTTCGGAGAGCATCTCGCCGCGCGGGCACACCGCGTCCCAGGCCAGGACACTGGCGGCGAGGGCCATCCACGCCTTATCGGAGGGCCGCATCGCATCACCCCTGCCAGTTGACATTGACTTATACCGCGGTGTAATATGATGTCATAGCACGTAGAGAGGGATTCGGATGATCACCATCGAGACCCGGACCTGGACCGGCGCCAGCGGCATCACCCGCGAATACATCACCAACCTGCCTGACATCCTGGGTCTGGACGTCGACCGCTACAAGAGCGGCAATATCAGCTCTGCCACCCTGCGCGGCACGCGCATCAGCAACGCGGAGGCTGCCCGCATCGCGGGTATCAAAGCCTGGTACGACAAAGCCGGGCGGCTGCACGTGCAGGGTGCGGACTCCTCGCGCGAGCTGACTGAAGACGATGTAATCACCGCCATCAGCGCCTCCGACGGTGGCTTTCCTCACCGGCCACGACAGGAGCCGAGAAAAATGACCGCTATCACCTTCGAGCAGCTCAAGACGGAAGCTCTAGCCGCAGCTACCTCCGTGCGGGCCAAGCTCGCCAATCTGGCCGCCACCGCGGACTACGCGGAGCTGTCGGCATTCCAGCAGCAGCGCGCGCAGGTCAAAATTGCGCTTGATTCAGCCCGGGAGCTGATCGCCGGTAGGCCGATTATCTTCGGTGGCCGGCGGCCATTGACCTCCGACGGCGAGATCACCCGCTACATCCTGCCCGAGATCCGTGACATTTTCCTCGACTCGGGGGCTCAATAATGGTGACGTCAGCGGACCTGCGGCGAGGTGTCGAGTCCGCCGTCGCCGCCCAGGACGGTCAGTGGGACATAGACGCCATCACCGCTGACCTATGGCATGCTGACTACCGCGATATCGACGACGTGCCTCAGGAAGAATTCTGGGGAATCGTCGCTCGCCACGCACTTCCCGATCCCGGCGAGGCATTCCGCGCTGAGCTATCGGCCGCGATCGGCCGCCAATCCCGCAGCGACCGCGAGGCGATCTGGACCGACGGCATTGTCACGGTCCGGGCCCGCGGGATATCGCGAGTCAACCAGACCCTGCCGCAGCCTACGGCGCAATTTCGGATCGAGGCCGCCGATTCCAGCCTCGTGCTCCCGGACGCCGATGCTGTCACATGGGAGATGCTGTGGGCCGCGGTCTGCGAGGCGCGCGTGTGCGCCCAGACAGCTATCGCGAGAGTCACCGCTGAGCTGTGCATGGCGGCCCGGCACTGCGCGCAAGCCGAGCAGGCCCTAGCGAGCGCCCAAGCAGCACGCGCGAGGTTGGTGAAGAGCGCGGCATGGATGCCAGTGCCCGATATTGCCGCGGCGGCCGCGATCTCACCATCGATGGTCTACAAGATTCTCGGAAAGAAGTAGCGGCACAGGACCCCTTTTTCTCGAAAGGCCCCATACCGCTACCTAAAGCCCCGCGTTCGCGGGGACTACTTCTACACCGCAACTGCACAACGGCTCACCCCCGCATCCGCGGGGACTACTTCTACACCACACCCTCAAACGGGGGGTTCATCCCCCCATCCGCAGGGAGCACGCTGATGCTAGCGCGCGGCTAGATAGGTGTCGAGTAGCTGATCGAGTTTGGTCTGCCACGCCAGCTCCTCCGTAGGGTCGCCACGCGCCCGAGCCAAGCGCAGCTGCTCGAGGGCGATCACAATCCGATCCGGCAACGGCAGCGGCGAAGTCGGTGCATCGCCGGGCAGCATGTCACCCGCCGGATCTCCGGTCGCGATCGATACGCTCCACGGTGCGCTCGAGCTCGCCGCGAGCTTGCCGCTCGTCACGTAGCTCGCCGCGCAGGTCACCGACGTCTTTGCGGATCCCGCGCACGTCTCCGCGGAGTTCGCTCACGCCGTCGATGAGCCGGTCGATCCGGCTGCCCACCTCGTCGAGGTCGTCACGCAGGTAGGTGTCGTGCCCGTTTTGTACCTGGTCGCGGACCTGGCTGATGGCTTTGCCGTGGCGTTTCCCGTCGATCCAGGCTTTGCCCCAGCCGCCGATGGTGACGATGAGCAGGCTGGCCAGCCCGATCAGCGTCGTCGGCTCAGCGGCGCCTGCGGCAGCCGTTGATAGAAGGTTCACTGCGCGTATTGGTCGAGGTCATCGATCACCGGCTCCTCATGTTCGATGAAGCCGGCGACGGCTGCGAGCACGGCGAGCACGCTGCTGATGCCGGCGGCCCAGCCAGCGGGAAGGAAGCCGGCGAGGTCGTGCAGCAGCACGGTGCCGGCGGCGCCGACGGCAGAGAGCACAGCAACGGTGGCCTGGGCCACTCGAGACGGCTTGAAAGGTAGGCGGATGGACATGATTACCTCCTGTTTTTTGTTGCGGGGGTTTATGCGGCGCGGCGCGCCGGGGTGAGGGTGGCGATCTGGTACAGGAAGCCGACAGCTTTGCCGACGAGGTTGGAGTAGCCGGGGATTTCGCCGAGGTAGGAGATGTGCGGGCCGGTCGCGCCGCCGGGCGCGGCGAGGAATTGCAGCCCGAGCACCGCGGCCGCCACGGTGGCCTCCGGGCCGGTGGCGTTGATGTTGACTCCGCCGATCAGGTCGACCAGGAACGCGACCGCGGCTTCGATGCCCATGGCCAGCAGCCCGGCCGCGCCGCCCTTCAAACCTTGCAGCAGCCCCGAGTCCTCGACGAGCTTCACCAGGTCGCTGACCATGGCCTGAAGGAACGCCGGCGGAGTGTTCAGCTGCGCCTGGGTGGCGGCGGTGTAGACGTCGGTCATGATCTGGCCGACCGCGGTGTCCGGGACCATCGTGTACATGTCGTTCGCCGCGTCGCCGTTCGCGGTGGAGTGAACGAAATCAGCCCACACCACCTGCCCATTGATCGTCGGCAAGCTGGGCATCTGCACGCTAGAGATGCCGCGCCATTGCACCCCCGGATTGCCGACGCCAGGGGCGACGGCCCCTGCCTTGCGGCGCGGGTTGCCGAACGTGTAGCCGCCGATGAACGTGTCGGCGTGCTGCTCGAGCTGGCCGCCGGGCGCGAGAGCCTGCTGCACCATCGCGGCCAGTTCGCCGCCCTGGCTGTAGCCTCCAACGCCCCATGTCTGATCCGGCGGCTTGATGTTGTCGAGGTAGTCGCCGGTCCAGTCGAATCCATCATTGATGGATTGGTCGTAGCTGGGGCTGCTGGGCGATCCGCCGATCGGCCCGAATGACGCCGGGTAGGGGCATGGCACCTCGGCGCACAGGCCGTCGTCGACGTACTGGTTGAGCCCGTTGATCACATCGGACGGGTATTGGACGAGCCCAGAACCCCAGGTGCCGTTGTAGGTGATGATCTGGTGGCGAACCAAAGTGACGCCGGCGATGTTCGCGGCGATGTCGGCCCACCCGGTCATGCCGGTGGCTGCTTGGCGTTCGGGAACGCGGTGGTGGGTTGCCCAGCCGCTTTACGACGCGCGATGATGTCTTCCATCAACTCGTGCAGGATGAACCGCAGGTCACGCCAGATGCCGTCGGAGAACTGAAACGTCCACGCGATCTGGTCGGCGGTGGCCACCGTCTGCTCGAAGGCATCGAAGCTCGCGCCGTACTTGATCCCGTTGTGGGTGGAATACCATGCCTGCTTGGTGGGGTCGCCCAGGATCGCGTCGGGGCCGCCGGCGTGGCGTAGCGCGGAGGCGCGCCACATCTCCGGGTCGCCGGTGGTGTCGACCCCGGAGATATCGGCCTGAATACTGTTGGCGTCACTCATGATTGCTGTTTCCTTCCTTACGCGCTCGGTGGCGCGAATCCGTCGATGCCAAGTTTCTGGCCGATCACGGCCAGGGCTTCCACGATGGTGTGGCCGCCGAGCATGTCCCAGCGGATGAGCAGTTGGTCCCAGTCCTGGGAGATCTGTGTTGCGGTGTCGGTGGGCTTGGGGATTGCGGGCGGATTTTCCATGGGTTCGTTTCCTCCTGGGGTGGTGATGCCGCAGGCTGCGGCGAATGCGATGGGGTCGAGTCCATCGGCGGAGTTCATGTCGCAGTTGCCGAATGGTGGGCAGCCTTGGGGCAGGTTGGGGCTAAAGCCGGTGCCGTCGGTGTATTGGTGGGCGACTTGGCCGGGCAGGTTGGGGTTGGCGCCGTAGCCGGCGCCGATGACGCGCAGGCCGGCCGGGCGTGTGGGCCACATGGTCGCGAAGTCGCCGGCGTTGGCGTAGCCGATGATCCGCGCCGGGCTGCCGGCGTAGTCGGCGAGATTCGCGTAGAGGGCGTTGATGGCCGCGGATTGGTCACCGACCGGGTTGCCCCCGGACTCGACGTCGAGCATCAGCGCCACGCGCGGGTGTAAGCCACCGTTGGCGTCGATCATCGCGCGCACGGTGTCAGCGTTGGACTGCCATGAAGCCGGGCGCACGTAGGTGTAGACGATCCCGAATGCCAGCGTGCCGGAGTCGAGGGCGGCGCGCATCCACGCATAGTTGGCCGCGAAGTTGTGATCCTGGTAGGTGCCGTCACACACCCGGATCGACAACACCGGGTAGGGGTACGAGTCGTCAACGGGGGCTTGGAATTCGGACACATCAGCGAACAGAGTGTCAGTCATGGTGATCTCCTGGAGGTATCTGCGTGCGGCGTGGTAGGGGCCGGCGGAGTCGATGGGTGTTTCGGCGACGGGGACGCCGTAGGTGGAGGCGCTGATCACGTTGCCGTTGCCGCTGTAGAGGGCGACGTGGCTGGCGTCGGGGTAGTAGATGATCAGGTCGCCGGGTTGGAGTTGGTCGCGTGAAACGGGTTGTCCGGCTTGGGCTTGTTGCTGGCTGGTGCGCGGGATCGCCACCCCGATTTGGGCGTAGGCCCATTGGCAGAGCCCTGAGCAGTCGAAGCTGTTGGGGCCGGTCGCGCCCCACGCGTAGGGGTCGCCGATTCTGGTGCGCGCGGCGGCGACGACGGCGTCTTGGGCTGCCGTCATGGGCCGCAGTTCGACAGGACGGCGATCATCGCGTGTTTCTCAGCTGGTGTGATCCATAGGTGGTAGGCAGTTTTCACCGCGATTTGGTCGGCGACGTAGGTGCAGCGGAACGCGGTGTTGGGTGGGAGCCATTGGGAGGCGTCGTCGTCGTGCTTGCTTTCGTTGGCTGGGCCGTCGACGGCCAGGAGGTTGCGGGGATCGTTGGCCAGATCAACCCGCTGGGGGGGTGAGAGTTGTTGTGCTCCGGTGATCCAGGCGTCGCCCAGGGCGACGAGGTGGTCGATTTGCACCCTGGTTGAGGTGTCGCGGCCGCGCTGGAAGTGGATGCTCTTGCCGGTGTAGGGGTCGTGCAGCAGCCCGGAGACAACGGTGCAGCGGCCCTCGCGGACGAGGTCGACCAGGTCGCGGGCGAGGATGTCGTCGCGGGTGTCACACCCGTTGTGGCCGAACGCGGCGTCGTTGTTGTCAGTCCACGCCGGCCCGAACTGGCCGCGGGAGTAGCCGGTCATCGGGTCGGCGGCGCGCACCGGCAGCGCGGCCAGCACCCGCAGCGCGGCCAGGTCGGGGCTGGCGTGTGCTGGCGGGGCAGCGATCATCGCCGCCGCGACCAGGATTGCGGCGGTGGCTCGGGGCAGCATCTAGTAGCGCCTGGCGGTGCGGTAGGGCCCGGCCGCGGCCAGGGGTACTTCGGCGACCGGGCGCCCGTAGGTGGAGGCGTGGATGACCATGCCGCCCTCGGTGTAGATGGCGGCGTGGGAGGCGTTGGGGTAGAAGATCACCACGTCGCCGGGCTGCAAATCGGCGCGGTCGACGGGTTGGCCACCGGCGGCGAGTGCTTGGCTGGAATGCGGCAGGCTGACGCCGATTTGGTGGTAGGCCCAGACGACGAGCCCGGAGCAGTCGAACGCGTCCGGGCCGGCAGCGCCCCACCGGTAGGGTTTGCCGATGCGTGTGCGGGCCGCGGGCACGACCGAGGGGTCGGCGCCGGCAGTGCAGGGGATGCAGGTGGTGCTGGCCGCGGCTGCTGCCAGGACCGCGGCGAGCAGACGCCCGATCATTGTGGCCGCCGATGGGTGCGTGCCCGGTGGTTGCGCCACGCCTGGATTTCACGGGCCCACCAGTCGTGCACGCGGTGTGGGTGCGGGCGGTGGTGGTCGTAGTGCAAGGCGTCGCGCCAGTATTGCAGGACAGCGCCGATCGCTGCGGAAGCAAGGCACAGGATCGCGAGCGCTGCGAGCAGGTCTGCTGACGCCGAGTCGCTTTGTTCGGCAATGAGTTCTTCGATCATGATTGCGGGCTGTCATCGGGGGGATCAGCCGGGGGCTGATCGAAGGCGGTGAACGACGCCGTTTGGGCGGATGTTGCTGTGACGCCGGCGTATTGGGTGGTGACGGTGACGGTGGCGTGATAGGTATGGCCGTCGGTGAGGTTGTTGTTGTCTAGTGGGAGCGTCACGTTGCCCGCGGAATCGACCGTGGGGGTAGGTGTCACCTGCGTTGTCGTGCCGGCGGTCTCGTCGGTCAGGTTGACGACATAGGTGAACGGGCGGTTCGCCGAAGTGGGTTGCGCGACAACGATGGTGGCGTTCAGGCCGGCTGCCGCCGTGGCGACGGGTGCTGTCGTTGTGGTGGCCCATTCGAGCGGCACGTCCTGGGTGAACTCGGCGGCGTATGCGGTGTTCGTCATGCCGAGTAGCGCGGAACCGTCAACAGCGATCCAATCTCCCGGATTCGCGACAGTTTTCGTGACACCGTCGGCTTGCCAAGGTGTCACGCGAACGAAGGTGATTCCTGTGCTTGGCGGTGTGAGGATTTCGATGGTGATGTTGGGGCTTAGCCCGGCTTCGCCTGCGTCCCACAGTGCTTCAAAGATCGTCCCGGCTTGCGTGATTGCGTCTGCCTTGTTGGCGGGTATGCGCAGGCTTTGCGGCCCGAGGTCTGGGCCGAGTTTTGTGACAGGGGAAAACCCCGACAATTCCGTCATATTTTCTCCCTAGGAAATTTCGAAAGAGCGTAAACGAACATAGCCCAGCAATCCTGTGCTGTTACTCCCTCCCCAACCTGCCTGGTTAGGGGTAATGAAGTCGGTTCGACTTACGCTATACAGTGTTATCCAGTCAACTCCGTTATAACTGAATTCAAAATATCGGTTAGTCCCGTCATCTCTTATCCTAAGCCAATTAGGTAGTATGGGGAAAAAGCTTTGCGTGTATTGCGCTGATATAGAAGATGGGCTGTTCCATTTTTGGGCCGCAAAATACCATCCGCTAGCATTGTTATTCACATTCAATGAGACAAACTTCCCGGAACTAGAATCACGGAGAATAATTCCGCTGTTCCAGTTAGCTGCCGTTATAGCAGAAGACTCGATATAAGCGACGTAAACATAATTGCTTGTCGGTGAAAGGGCCTCATATTCAATGCGCCAATTATCTCCCGAAGCAGATGGGATTGTCAGTAATCGAGCGTCTTTGTCTTGAGTGAATGTCGCTGACCCCAAAGTGGTATACGACCACCCGGTGTTTGGCGGTGGCGTAAATCGAGTTAGCGGGCCTCCGACGACGTGATTCCACTCGGTTCCGTCGTCTTGCATGATCAGACCGACATCGCTGGGAAAATACAAACGTCCCGCGGTTCCCGGAGATGGGGCATCGCTGTACGGTGTCGACCCACTAGATGGCGCATTGTCTGCATAGCTAAATGAACGTATCGATGCCGGCAATTTTCCGGAAGACGTTGCCAAAGATCCCAACATTGGATAGCGATAGGAGCTGCCTATTTGCGACACATGCGAAGTGTCATTGTAAGTGAACAACACCGAACCGTTGTAAACAACTTGCATTACATAGGGACTTAATGATGAAGAATCACCAAGAATTAGTTTGAGAATACCGCCATTACCGGGGCTAAATCCGGTGTATACATGAAGAAGAGTGGTGGTCCCACTTACTACACATGAGAGATCAAGAGATGTAGTATATCCTCCTCCTACAGCAGGAGCCGATCTGAAATCGATGTAAACGAGGGTATCCCTTGCGCTATTGCATCGACCGCCTGCGACAGTCTCGACTGTATTATCGCTGAGATTGTCGTTCATCGGACCCAAAACGACGGTGATGACTTGATAGTCGCTCTCGGTCGGAACTGGATAAATCTCAAGATCAGTCCCGGTAGCGCCCTGCCATGTTGCATAGCCGTTCGTGATGCCTAGCGGTCCGCTGCCGGGACTAAATCCTGCGGCAGCCAACGTTGACGAGTCCGCCATTCCCGAGAAGTCGATCGTGGTGTTGACACCACCACCACTACCAACGCTTGTTAGGCTCAGCAGCTGATTTTGAAGCTCCACAATGCCGGCCTGCGCCGACTGCATCGACGATGCTTGCGCCCCCAGCGCGGCAGCGGCATCAGCCTGCCCGAAAACACCGGCTGCACCTTGCAGCTGGTTTTGGAACATACTGAACAGGTTGTTGAAATTCGTTTGGGCCGTTGACAATAACGCGCCAGCACCCGACGTCAAACCTTGCGCAGCGTTTTCCAGGGAATCGATCACACCCTGCGCATTGGTGGCGGCGCCCTGAACCGCGGAACCCACCGCCGCGGCGTCAGCTGCGTCCGCGTTGTTGACGATATCGGCGACCTGGCCGATCGCATTCGCGGCGTTAGTGGCCGCGCCAGCCAACGCCGCCCCCACCGCTGCCGCGTCGGCTTGTGTCGAGTTGGTGATGATGTCGCCGAGCTGGTTGATCGCGGACTGGGCGCTGCTGATCGCACCAGCCAGCGCCGACCCCAACGCCCCAGCATCCGCCTCCGCAGAGTTCGTGATCAGCGCGCCCAGTTGCGAGAGCGCGCTGCCAGCGTTGGTGACCGCAGTCAGGATCGCCGTGCCGACCGCGCCCGCATCCGCGGCCTCGGAGTTGTTGATGATCGACTGGATCTGCGTGCCCGCGCTCCCGGCCGCGTTCGCCGCGGCCACGATTGCCGCACCCAGCTCGGCCGGCGTGGACACGACCGCAGCCGTGAGCATGTCACCGATCTTCGACAACGCGGCCGCCGCGTTACTGACAGCTCCCGCGATAGCGGAGCCCAGCTCGGCAACATCCCCGGCACCGGCCGCGGTCAGCAGCGACGAGAAGAACCCGGACAGTGTTGCCAGGTCGTCTTCGAGGTCTTGGATGAGGCCCTGGTGGATCAGGTTGGTGCGGCGAATGTTGGTGTCGTCGAACCAGACCTGCCCGGCCGTCGCGCCCGACCCCACGAACAGGCGCAACCTGATCGACGTCACCGCTGCCGGCACGGTGTAGGAGCCGGACAGGTGCGTCCAGTCGCCTGTCGTGTCCGGCGCCGTGACCGAGGCGATCAGGGTGTTGGTGCCGTCGTCGGTTTTGATGTGCAACCCGATTGCCCCTGTCGAGGCGGTGAGCCCAGACCATGACACGTAGGCGTCGAAGTCGAACGTATGCCCCTCGTCGACGTACACCACGTTGCCGAGCAGGCCGTGATCAACACCGTTCGCGTGTACGGTCGCCGACCCGGCGGCGGTCCGGCCGATGAGGTCCCATTCCCAGTCGCCGTCGGTGATGGGCGGGTCAAGATTCTCGCGTGTCCAGTTCTTGCCGTCGGCGGTGTCGCCCAAATCGTTGGAGTCGTCGAACGCGGCGTTGGTTTGCAGGTTCGGTTGGACGATGGACAGGTTGCCCAGCGGCAAAAGCAGCTGACCGAGCCAGGTTTGCACCGCGGCGATCGGGTTGAACGATTCGATGCCGAGCTGAACGTTGCCGAGCATGCGGATCAGGTTTTTGAACGGCACAATCAGTTGCGGCAGTGGATCATTGACCACATCGCCGGGGAACGCCAACACGGCGAGCACTTCGTTGAGGAAGTTGATCAGCGCGGTGAGTTTGACGATCCACGGGTCGATCGCGGCCGTGATGAACTCGATCGCATTCCCGAACTCGGCCAGGTTGATACCCGAGAACAGTTTGATGACCGGACCCAGCACCGCCCCCAAAGGGCCGAGGCTCGCGCCGGCCGGCCCGCTGCCCCCCGCCAGGCCGAGCGCGCTGAAGAACTCGTTCAGGTTCGGCAGCAGGTTGCCGACTTCGCCGAACAGCTGGCCGATCGCGGTGATCAGCGCCTTGGTGTCCTTGATGAATTTCGGGTCGATCCCGAACAGGCCCATCCAGGCGCCGATGATGTTGTTGATGACGTCGGTGAACTGTTTCGTGGGCACCACATAGCCCAGGAACAGGCGCTCCGCGGCGGCGAACAGGTCGAGGGGGAAGGGGCCGTCGCCGATCCCGAACAGGGCGCCCAGCACTGGGAGGATGTATTGCAGGTCGCCGAAATCTATTGCACCCTCAGCGAGTTCACCGCCGCCGAGTAGGACGATCAGGTCGGCGACGAATTGCTGTATCTGTTGGATCGGGTTCTGGGTGGCGTCGTTGACGCCCTTCTGCAGCTGTTTGGTCTGCGACGCGAGCGCCCGCAGTTGATAGTCGTGGCGTTGCACGATCGCGGCGAACTTGTCCGGCGCGGCGTAGTCCTCGGCGCCCGGGTTCGGCGACTCAGTGATGTCGGTGAGCACGCGGGTGTCCGGCGGCACATATCCTTGGCCGCCGAAACCCGCAGTCACAGCTGTATCACCGCGTTGTCAAACCACACATCGCCTCCCGTCATCGCCGCATCGACATGCAGCCGCATCGCGACCCGCGTCGACCCCGCCGGGGTGAGCAAATTCCCGGATAGGGTCACCCAGGGCACCATGCCGTTCGGGCCGGTTAGGGCGGCGACTTCGAACGCCTGGGTGGGGTTGTTGTCGTCGTCGTAGAACTGGGCGACCAGCTGCACCGCCGCCGACCCGGCAACAGATGCGGCGCCCGAGCATTTGACCTTGATCGACATCGGGAAAATCTGAAACGGGTTGAGCCCGTAGGATTGTGTGAGCAGGTCGTGGTTGGTGCCGTCGGCGGTGATCTTCACCGACCCGAGCCGCGGTGAGCCTTGGGTGCCGTCCCATGCCCAGCCGGGCCCGGTGGCGGTCCAGCCGGACAGGTTGAAGTCGAATCCGGAGTTGAAGATGATGTTCGTGACGCCGCCGGGGAAAAAGATCGGGTCGTAGTTGAATGCGCCCTCGGCCTTCAGGGTGAGCTGCGTGACCTCGGCGCCGCTTTTGTCGTCGACCTTCGTCGAGATCGCGATGATCTTGTGGTCCTGGGAGATGTAGCCGACCCCAGGCATGTCGCCGGACACAGGGATCGTGTCGCCGACGTCGAAGCTGCCGAACGGCGCGTTCGAGTGCAGCGGGTTGATCGTGATCGTCTCCCAATACGGGGGGGTCTGCCGGCGGGCCAGCCGGCGGCCGGCCCACGCTTTGGCGCGCTCGTTGGAGTCGATGAACGCGTCATCCTCAGACAGGTAGCGCCGCAACCGATCCGGATCCGCGTTGGCCAGTTGCGAGCTATTCCCGGTGAAGTAGACGGTTCCCTTGCGCCGCGCGCACCATGTCCCGTTCGGGGTCGTTGGGCACCACACGACGCCCTTGTGCCAGCGCCGTTCCATGTTGTCCAACATGGTTTTTGCTTTGATCTTCGTGCGGTGCTGCGCGTAGATGCCTAGGCCATACCAGGGCTGACCGTTCATCGTGCGGCTTGTGTGTTTGACCGATTTGCGCCCGGCCAGCTGGCAGGCGAACTGCAGGACGTCGATATTGTGCTCATACTTCTGCCCGAAGTGCACCTGGTCGGTCGGGTCCCAGTCGCTGTCTGCGTCCGCCCATACTGAGCAGTTGATGAACAGCTCGAGCTGCGCCTGCGTCAGATTGGCGATGAAGTCGTAACTGACGGCCTTGGTTCGATAGTCGACAATGTGCTCAAGAAAGACGGCCGACGCCGCGGATCCAAAGATGACGATCGTGTTGTTGCGTTGTGCCTGCCAGACGGCGCCGCGCCAAACGCATTCTTCGCCGTCTCCTTTACGCAGGTTACTGCCGACGGTCTCGGGGCCGAAGAGTCGGGCTGCCGCCGCCTTTATGCGCTCGATGTGGTTTCCCCACTGCGAGATCGCAATCTTGCCACCGGGGACTGCCCAGGTTCCCTCAGTCCAATACCACGCCAGAAGCTCGACAAGCGCGTCGTCATATTTCGGGGTGGAGGGTAGGTCGACTACGGGAGCCGCGCAGCTGACTTTCTCGTTTTTCGTAAACGAAGCTGTTGTTGCCCATCTGCGTCGCCACGGCTGCCCTGGGTGGCTGAACCAGGCCACTGGCCAGCGGTGCTCGGCCGTTGACGCGGAGCTATGTCCGCGGAAGTTCGTCTCGTAAATCCACCGCTCACCCTCGAATACATTGACCGCTTCGACTGATTGCCATTCGGCCAATCCGGTTTCGTTGTTTTGCGTCAGAACTGTTGTGCCGACACTGATCTCGTCATAGCGCTGCCAGCCCTCACGTGTCATGACCTCAGTGTCATCAGACACGCAGTACTCCACGCCCGGGAACCAGCCGGTGACGCCGACGTCGGTGGCGTAATCCGTGGTGGCTTCGGTGTGCGGTTTCGCGGACAGCACATTCTCGGTGAGGACGAACGCGAGGTTCTCCTGAATCACACCCAGCCGCGGATAACCCAAATGCAGCCGTTTGATGACGCCGCTGCGATCAGCGTTCCATTCGGATTCTTCCCGGTAGTCGAACGGAATATCGCGCGCGAGAGCGTTGATGTAATCGCCGCAGTCCAGCTTGTCGGTCTGCCGGATGAACGTTGCAAAGAAGTTGAGGTTCAACAGGTTCCCGTCGAACGCATACCCGGGCAGCATCTCCACACCGGACGCGGCCGGGTAGACTTCGACGTCGAGGTTGCCGTTGGGGAAGTCCTGCTGCAGGTGCCGCCAAATCTCGACGACGGGCCGGAAGGCGTCGTTGGCGACCCAGTTCAAATCCTCAAGCCACGGAATATCTTTCGGATACGCCGCATACCCCTTGGCCTTGAGGTGAAGGATGGGTGACGTCTCGTCGACGTCGGACGGCTGTGTGATACCCGTGCACCACAGCCGCTCCTTGCCTGGGTACATGATCTTCGAGGCGTGGATGTAGTAGCCGTACGATTTGAACTGCAACCCGGCCGCGGATGTGTCGTTGAGGTTGACGTCGAAGGAGATGTCGCAGCCGTCGGACAGGTTGCGGTTGAGCAGCAGGTTGGTGACTTTCAGGTCGTAGGTCAGGATCGGGCCCGGGCCGCCGCCGGGGCCGCCGCGGCAGGCTTGCACAGCGATGCGCCACCGCTGATTCGGTGTGACGAACACCCCGTTTTCGGCCTTGCCGGGCAGCGCCATCGCATACACGGTGGCCGCGCCCCGGGCGACGCGTGGGCTCACGCCGACACCGGGGCCGGCCGTGCAGGTGACGGTGATGCCGCCGGCGGCCAGACGAGTGCGTACCGCGGTGCCGGGGCCGGCCGTGCAGGTGACGGTGGCCGCCCCGCTGGCGCTCATCGGGCTATGAGGATGCCATCGTGATCGGCAGGCTCTCGACGGTGATGTTGCCGTTCGAGTCGAACGTCAAATCGCCGGTGAGCTGCATGTTGCCTTTCCAAACCCCGAGTCCGGAGGCGTCGGACCACAGCGACACCCACGGCACCGGGCCGCTGGGTGTGCCGCCGTCGAACAGGATCGGGGAGGCGAGGTCGAAGTTTCCGTTGGCGTCCGGTGTGGTCCAGGCCGGTACTTTCATGGCGGCCGACGACTTGTTCGCGACGCCGCCGGTGCCCGGGTCGGCGGTGTGCGCCTGGACGCCGCCGATGTTCGCCCGTATCCCGTTCGCGCCGTCGATGAGCGCCGACGGGCTCAATCCGTTCGGCATCGTCACGCCCCCTTGGTGAGGACGGTGTTGAGGTCGTCGGCGAGCTGCTGCGCCGCTTCCCGCGAGCCGCACCGGGTGATCACGCTGGAATTCAGGCCGGTGTCGGGGTTTTCGAACACGACCGGCCACGCCACGGTGAACTCGGCCGGCTTGGCCGGGTCGGCGACGCTGCGCGCCGCGGGAGCAACAACGAACATGAGCGGGCCCTTCTCTTAGATGACGTTGAAGGTGTCGCGCCACAACACCTGGCATTTGGATGCCGGGCTGGTGTTGTCAGCTGTCCACGACATCGGGATGGATGTGTTCTTCGGCAGGATCAGCTGGTCGAGGTAGTGGGTTTGGCCGATCAGCTTGTTGCGCCAGGAGATTCCGTTGGAGTCGATGACCCGCTGCGACCACGGGTAGGCGTTCACCTCGACCACCACATCGGCGAGGATGTTGAGGTCGAGCTGAACCTGGTTGGCGCCCAACGTCACCGTCGGGTCGGACATGGGCCCTGTGAGTAGCACGCGGAACGGCGAATTCGCGTCCCCGCCCACGCTGTAGAAGACCGGGTCGGCGCCCACGACGAGGTCGACGAGGGATTCGATCTCCCGGTAGCACAGGGTGTCCATGCGCTGGAATTCGGCGGTCACCTCGCGCCACTGCGATGTTTCGGTCTTCGACGAGTAGTCGAACTTGCGGGGGCGCCCCCAGATGAGTTTCGTCAGTCCGTAGCCGTCGCAGTAGATAAGCGGCTTGTATTGGCCCCATTGCTGTTTGATGTCGTCGGCGTACCATTCGTCCTGCAGGGCTCCCAGCAGTTTGGACGCTTTGGTCACCAAATCGGGCGGCAGGGTGTTCGGCATGTTGCGCATAGGGGCGTTGTCGACGACGCCGATTTTGAATACGAGGGTTTGCGGCTGCCGCGAGTCCTGGCCCATCGTGACTTTGTCGGACAGCGGGATCTGGGAGTCCTGCGCGTTCACGCTGTAGGCGTTTTGGTGCCATCCCATCACCCGGTATTGGGTGGCGCGCCCGAACACGATCTCACCGATCTGCCACTGGTGCGGGCGCAGATTCTTCGACGCCCCGGAGCTGACCTGTGGTTGCTGGCTGCTATCGACAACCTGAGGTATGCCGCCGGCGGCGCTGATGGTTGCACGGCCGGGTTGACCGACATAACTGGCGTCCACGCCATCAGGAGAAGGTGAAGACCGGCGAGGGAGAACCGTCCGAGTCGATCGTTAGCGTGTTCCCGGTGGTCACCGTGACGTCGGCGTTGCCCGAATCGAGACTGAAGAACGCCACCACTTTGTCGGCGGTGGTGTCGCACAGCCCAGCTTTGTTCGCGGTCAGGTTGGCGCTGCCCGCCGTCCAGGTCGGGTTGCTGGTGAAAGACGCGGTGACCGAGGTCGTTCCCGCCAGTGTCAGGGTGATCGTCGCGCCGCCCGTCGTGTAGCCGGTGTTGGTGGAACTGACCTCATTGGTGACGGTGCTGCACGACGTGGACGACGCACCCAGGTTGGTAGCCGACGTGTAGAGCTGAACCTTGAGCGTGTCCGTGGTCAGCTTGGTCGCGCTGTTGAGGATGTTCGTGCGGCCGGAGTTGGTGAACGTCCAGTTGCCGGCGGCCGCGTGCGCCGCAGGTGCCACTCCGACCGGCGCAAGCAGCAACGTCGCCGCCGCGATGAGGGCGGCGATGAGACGGTGTGTACGCGTCATTGATCCACTCCTTAAATTATTGATCGCGCAGCCGAATACGGCTACACAGCAATGCTTTTCGAGGGTTAGAAGTTGTTTGCCGCCATGGCGCCGGAGGTTCCGGCGGTGGCGGCGGCCCAGTTGGCGTGGTTGAACAGTTGCGCCGCAGACGCCCCCGGCCCCGCATAGATGGTCAGGCTGCCGATGCCGGGGTTCGGGTTCCGGCCGCCCCCATAGTCATACGTTTGGTTCAACCACGACGGCACCGTCAACGCGTTCTGATTCTGCGGATTATCCTCGCTGTAGGTGATCAGCTGGCCGGTGTTCTTGTTCAACAGAAACCTGACGTTGCCCATCAGCGGCGTCCCACCCAAACCCGCCGTCAGCACCGACAGCGCCCGCCCCACATACGTTCCCGCGATGTGATAGATCTGCTGCCCGAAATCGATCGCCGCGTTCACACCCTGCAACGCACCCGAAATCAGCTGCGCGATCTGCCCGGCCGCCGACAACGCCATCGACGCCCCCTGCGACCCACCAGACGGGTCGCTGCTGCCGCCGGCGCCGACGATCCCCCCGATCGTGGACAGAACCTGCCCGACAGTCCCGGCGATGTTCGAGGCGAGCGTGATGTAGGACTGGACGTCGTCGATGACCTTGTTGATGTCCTCGGTGTTGCGGATCCCGTAGACGAGCCGGTCGGCGATGTCCTGCGTCGACGACATCGCCTGCAGGGTTGATTGGATCGTCTGGATCACGCTGCTGGCGATGTTCGACGCGCCGGAGGCGACCTGGCTGATCGTCGACGCGATACTCGGGGCCTGGGTGAAACCCTGCTGTTGGGCGATCTGCGACTGCGCGGATTGCAAAGCGTCGATCGTGTTCTTGTTCCCGATCGCATCCTGGGTCTTCAGCCCGGTGATCGTCGTGGAGATGCCGTTCAGGGCGGCCAGGACCTGCTGATCGGAGGCGCCCGGGGTTTTCGCCGCGTTGATCTGATCCGCGAGCGCCGGGTTGCCCTGCAGGTAGGCCTGCAACAGGCGGTCGTTGACTGTGAGCTGTTTGTTTTGAGTGTCGTTGAGAGCCTTCAGCGCGTTGTCGACGTCGGGGTAGCCGGTCGACGGTGTTGCGCCGCCGGGCGCGGCTCCTGGCAGCCACCCGGAGGCCGGCCGGTAGAAGTGCTGGGTGAACGCCGGATCGAACGCGCCCGTGCCGCCGATCCCCCGCGCTGCCGCAGCAGCATCGGTGCCCCAGTTGAACGGCGTCCCACCGGGCAGGGTGGCCTGCATGTGTTCGCTGTTGAAGCCGACGTTGAACGCGCCCGGCACCGGCGTGTTTGTCGGCAGGAACCCATGGGCGGTCAACCATTGGGCGGCGTTGGCGGTCGACATCTGCCGCCCGGCGGTCGAGACGCCGTCCATCATGTTGATCAGGTCCTCGACGGCGCTTGAGCAGTCCCCGATGCCCTTCAGCAGATCGGCCGCTTGGGTTTGCAGGTACCTGCCGGCCGGAACGTTGGCCAGCAGCGCCGCGTCGCTGGTGTAGCCCGGCGCGCCGAGGTGCGCGGCCGCGGTGCCCGGCGGCAGCGCGATCGGTGGGGCGCCCGGGGTGGACAGGCCGCCGCCGGTGATCTGCTGCCATGACGGGTTGGCCGCGCCCGGCAGCAAGCCCATGGCTCTCACGATCCGCTGGACGTAGTCCTGCGGTTGGGCGTTGCCCTGCCAGTCGGAACTGAGCCCAGCCTGACCGACAACTTTGGCGATCCACTGTGCCTGCTGCAGGTCGGTGCCGCCTTCCGGGAACTTTCCCGCAACAGATGCACGGTCGATGAACTGTTTAGCCAGCGCGTCGACATGCGACTGCAAGTCGGTCGCCCCACCGAGTTGGGAATCGGTGAAGCCGAGAGTCGGGTTGCCGGCCGGGTTGTTGCCTTCGACTTGGCTGAACGCCAGGATCAGCCTGATTTGTTGCGGGCTGAAGCCTTTCGCTTTAAGAGCGTCAGCCAAAGCCGTGCCGCCAGGGGTGGTCATGTGGGTCGCCTGATCGCCGGGCTGTCCGCCAGGCTGGCCGCCGAGCACCTGAGTCCATGTCGGATTCTTGGCGTTTTCGATGGCTCTGCGCTGCATTTCCTGCTGCTGCTGATCGGCGAACTCCTGCGGCGACATCTTCACCCACCGCTGCTGGTTCAGCCCGGGGATCATTCCCATCACCTGGGTGAGTGGGGAGATGACGTGCTGGGAGATCAGGTTGAAGCCACTTTGGAAGGCCGACAGCATGTTCCCGAGGTCCTTGGCCAAACCCTTGAGGCCGCGGTTGTCGTCGAACTGGTGCTGCAAATAGCGGTCCAGGATGGATGTGTCGGCGCCGGCGATGTTGTCGGGCAGCAGCGCCCCACCCAACGCGTCGGCGCCGCCGGGTGCCGGTGCGCCCCCGGATCCGGCGAGCGCACCACCGGAACCGAGGCCGCCGCGCATCGAGCCGGTCACCTGCCCGGCGATCGCCGAGGTTTGTGCCATCACCGCCGGAGCGCCAGCCGCCAGGCCCTGCGCGAGGCCGGCCATCAGGTTGACGCCGATCTCGTGGAACACCGTCGACGGCGAGTGGATCCCCAACGCGTCCTTCACGATCTGCGGGATGTGGTCGGTGATGTTGCGCTGCAACCAGTCCTCGACGCCGCCAATCTCGATGTTGAGGCCGCTGATGAAGCCTTTGAGAAGGTCGCTGCCCCACTGTGCGGCCTGTTCGGGTAGCCGGACGAAGAATCCTGCGATCGTCTCCCCGATCTTGCCGAGCTTGTCAGGAAGATCCTCGATGAATGCGACGAGTTTCGCGCCGCCTTCGACCAGGCCGCCGATCACCTGCACGAGAATCGTTATCGCGGAAACGAACTCGCGGAACAGGTGGATGATCTGCGGCATCAGAGGCGTGATCTGGTTGATCGCGTCGGTGACCGCGGCGAACAGCGACGGTAGTTGCGGACCCACCTTTTCGAGCAGGTCAGCGAAGTCGGCCGCCAACTGCGGGATCTGCGGCAAAATCTGCACGAACGCGTTCGCCAAGTCCTCGAAGATCTGCGGCAGCTTCGGGCCCAGGGTCTGTGAGAGCTTGCGGAATGTGTCGGTCAAACCTTCCAGGAACGTGTTGACCGCCGGGCCCATGCCTTGGATCGCCGGTCCGAGGTCGTTGGCCATCTCGTAGGCGAAGGTCTTGAACACATCCAGCCACGCCGGCGCCGTGTCGATACCGAGGTGGGTGAACGCTGATCCGATCGAAACCAGGCCGTCCAGAAGGGGTTTCAGGATCGGCAGGAACGCATCGGTGGCCTGGCGCAGGGTGGCGAAGAAGTCCGTTAACGCCTTCTGGCCTTCCGCGCTTTGAGTCCACGCGTTCAGCTCACCGCTGACCTTATCCAGGAAGCCGAGCAGGCCACCGCCGCCGAACTGGTCAGCGACCGTCATGATCCGGTTGAACGCCTCCCCGACGTTCAGCATGATGTTGCCGAGGTGTTCGAAGGCGTTGATGCCGGTCTGAATCCAGGCCTGCAGCTGCCCTGTCTGCTGGGCGTGGGCGATGAACTTGTCGAACTCGTCGGCGACGCGGGAGATGACCCCGCCGATCTGGCCGAAGAACGACGACCCCACCACCGATAGGCGTGTGAAGGTGTCGAGGATCGGCGCCATCGCCGGCTGCATCGCCCGCAACCCGTCGCTGATGTTGTCGATGAAGATCGCGAACGACTGCAGCATCTGCGGCTGCATCAACAGTTTCGCGAACTGGTCCGCGCCTTGGCCCATGATCGTGGCGATCTGCGAACCGGCCTTCGTCAGCGCGGGCAGCAACGTTTGAATCAGCGGCGCGATGTCGTTGGCGATCTGCTTGAAAAAGCTGTCCTGGATCGCCCCGCCGGCGAGCTTGAACTGGTCACGGAACTGCGCGATCTGCAACATCGAATGCGCCGCCGCTGGGCCCATGTTGGCGATGTCCTGCAGGAACTTCTTCGGGTCGTCGGCCATCATGTCCTTCAGGGCGTCGCCGACGCCGTGGAACGCGACCTTCAGTGTGCCCATCACAACACCAACTCCGGCCGCCGCCGCCGGGAGCAGCCCGAGTGCCCCCGAGAGTTGCCGTACCGCGTCAGCCACCTCGACGATGCCTTGCACCCCCGCCGCGCCGCCGATACCCGCCAGGCCGCCCAGCGACGGCACGGACAGTGTCAGGCCGGCGATCTTGGCGAACGACGCCTCGAACTGGCCGATGTCCTTGATGAAGTTGCGGACGGATTCATTTGCCTTGGCGGCCTTTTCGCCGACATCACCGAACCCGGAGCCCAGCTTCTCGACCGCCAGCGCGCCGGCGCGGGCTTCCGGCCCGAACAGCGACGCCACCAGCGTCAGCCCGTGCAGCGCTTCCTTGAAGTGGTCCGCGGACTTCTCGGCGTCCTGCGTGACCTCGCTGAACCGCTGCGTGTCGCTGGTGGAGCGCTGATGCGAACCATGCAGAGAGGTGTGGGCCGAATCGACGTCACGCAGCCGGCGCGTGTAGCTGTCGGCCGAACTACCGGCCTTGTCGAACTCGCCCTCGGTGTCCTTCAGGGTCCGTTGGGTTTTCGACAGAGACTTTTCGAGGTTGTCCGACGAATCGGCCGCCTTGTCGAGGTCGACGATCATCCGCTGCGCGCCGGAGTCGTCGTAGTCGATGTCGACTTCGCCGCGGGCGCGACCAAGGAAGAAGTCGGTCATCAGAACCCGGTGGCTAGCACCTTGGAATCCGGCATGACGGGATCATCATCGAAATCCGTTGTGGGGTCGGCGAAACCGGTTGTTGACTCGTCCATGTCAACGCCCATCAGCCTCTCCCATTCTCGTTCGCGCTGCGTAGCGGCGAGCGCCGGATCGCGTGACGTGCCGGCGGCTTCCACCCGCGCCTCGACGTGCTGACCGAACATATAGATGCCGCGGTTGAAGTAGTAGCGGCCAATGTCGTCGCGCAGGCAATCGTCAAGGACCGCAATCTCACTCGGCAGTTTCCCGAACAGCTTCGACTGCTGATACAGCTGGTAGCACACCGGGCGGTTCGACGCCCACACTTTTGAGCGCCTCTTGCTGCTCCCCCAAAGCAGCTAACGCTTCGCGGGCCGCGGCGCTGAAAATCACGATCTTGTCGAAATCGTCGATCGCGTCCAACGGCACCTGCTGCTCGTTGTGCTCACCCTCGGCGACGACCTTCGGGCACACCACCGCCGCCAACACGGCACGGTCGATGGGGGCGAAGAACTTCTCGCGCCGCTCCGGGTCCTTCATCACCTTGGCAAGCAGAACAGTGTCGTCCTCACCGGAGGCTTCATCGTCGGCCGGTTCTGACGGGTCGGCCAGAAGGAGCTTCGCGAACGCGTCACGCATCTCGGTGATCCCGAACCGGTACAGTTGGCCGCCGGTGAGTTTTCGGACCCGGATGAAGTTCCCGGACGGCAACTCGAGGCTGATCTCTCCGGGCTTGCCGTACCCGTACTTGCGCGGCTCCGGGGGCGCCGGCTCCGCGGCCGACTCAGGTTCGGACACGACAGAGGGGCCGTGCGCTTCCTCCCCTACGGGTGAGGCAGCGCACGGCCCATCATGTCCGGCTCCCATCGGGCACGCCCAGCCCGGCGGCGGCAACGGGCAAGAACCCATACCCGCTGCCGCCGTGCCTGCGACCCCCCTCGGATCCTGTTGCCGTTGTATCGGCGTCGTCACGATCGTGCCCCTCTCTACGGGTCAGAAATCCGAGGCTGCAGGTCAGCTGGTGGTGGCGGTCACCGACGAGCTGTAGTCGCCCGTGACACCGGCGAAGACGCCGGCGACGCGGAAGTAGTACAGCGTCGCCGTGGTCAACGAGGTGACCGTGGTCGAGTTGGTCGTCGGCTCGCCGCCGGCGCCGGACGCGACGTCGGTCCACGTGGTGCCGTCGGCCGACTGCTGCACCTTGTAGCTGTCCGCGGTCAGCAGGTCGTTCCACGACAACGCCACCGAGGTGGTGGCGATCGTCCCGACCGCCAGGTTCGACGGGATCGGCAGCGGGTTGGGCTCCGGCGTGGTCGGCAGCGTGGTCCGCGACTCGTGCTGGGTGAACTTGTAGAGGTAGTCGGCGTCGTCGCTGTCCAGCGGGGTGCCGACGAAATCGGCGTTGGTCATCTGGAAGGCGCCGTACTTCATGTCGCCCTGAACGTTGCTGGCCTTGCAGCGGAAGATGCGGCAGCTCAGGTCGCCGCCGGCCTTCGACCGCGACAGACCGTCGACCCGGAAGTAGGGGGACTCGTCGGAGCCCTTCTGCCACAGGGTGCGGGTGCGGTTGGGTGCGGTGCCTTCGACGACGACCTGGCCGCCGGTCAGGATCGACCAGATCTGCAGCGACACGCCGCCGCCTTCGATCGATCCGGCGACGGTCTTGCCCTTGTTGGCGACCGCGACGGCGGCCTTGTCGTCGCCGTCGAGGGTGACCTGATCGTTTTGCACCTTGAACGCCAGCGTCTGCGACGCCGGGAGGAAATAGGTGGTGTCGTCCAGGATCGAGCCGTCGGCGTCGGTGTAGCCGGTGAGCCCTACCCTGTTGAGGCCGAACGGCTTCGACTGGTCCTGCAGTGTTGCGGTCATCGGAGGGTTTCCTTTCCCAGAAGGGCCGTTGGGGTTATCGGCTGACTCGGTTGTTGTTGGCGTCGACGAGCTCGAAGTCGCCGTCGACGTCGAGCAGGTAGTCCAGCTGCTTGTCGGTGAACTGCGACGCCGGGATCTTGTAGCGGTTGTCCATCGACCACACATGGCTGCTCGACGTCGCCACGCCCACCTGACCCCACTGCTGGGCGGTGATCTTGCGGTAGGTGCCGGCCCGGGCGATCCGGTCCACCAGCGACTGCTCGAAGTTGACGTCCTTCGGCGTCAGCGCGGCCCACTTGACGCCGGTGTAGCGCACGAACGGGCCCGCGGACGGCTTGCGCAGCTCCGCGGCGGCCGCGGCGGCTTTGGCCTTGTCGGCGTCGGAGACCGCCGGCTGGGCGGCCTCGGGCGGCGCGATCGGGTTCTCGCCGGGGGTTCCTGCTGCCATGGTCATACCTTTCGTGTTGTCGAGTGGTGTGCTCACGCGGTTTTGCTGCCGATCGCGTAGTAGGACGCCTGCCGGCAGATCGTCATGTAGCCGTCATCAGTGATCTGGGGGCCGCGCCCGGCGAACCCCACCTGCTCGAGCTGCCAACCATCCCCGCCGATCACCGGGTCGCCGTTTTCGACGGCCGCGAAGAGGTCGTCGACGCGGTCGAACATGGCGTTGATCAGCTTGTAATCGGTGCCCAAAACAATCGGAAGGTGCCCGTACAGGTCGAACCACTGCAGCCCGTTCTCCTGTATTTCGACCTCGAAATCGGTTGTGCGCCAAACGATCGTCATGAACGCACCGGCCAGGTTCGGCACCTGGTCGTAGGTGGTGAACGGTTCGACCACAAACCCGGTCAGTTCGAACCCGGCCAGCGTGGCATCGTTGGCGATCGACGCAAGCTCGGTGTCGCCGCGCAACAGCTGCAACACCGAGTCCTGACACATCAGCGCACCCGCGCCCCAATATCGGCCATGCTGCCCTGCAGGCTGGCCATCAACTCCTCGCCGACAGCCTTGATCGTGGGCCGGATGATCTCCCACTTGCCGTGCTCGATCGTCTCCAAATAGATGCCGTAGCCGACCCCGTGCGCGAAGTCGATGTTCTTGTCCGCGCCCTGCAGGTGCGGTGTCGCCGACAGCGCGGCCCGCGCCGCCCCGGTGTTGTCGTGCCACGGCGCCCGGGCCTTCATCCGCGCCTCACCCCGGGCCGCGGCCTCAACCATTTTGGCGTCCAGGACCTGCTCGTAGGCCGGCCCCACCTGTTTGACGTTGTCCCGCAACCGTTTCAGCTCGGCGGAGAGTTTGAAGTCAGCCAACGCCGTGCGCCCCCACGTTCAGGAACGCGATCGCCAAAGCGTCCACCTTGTACGGGGTGGAGCGGTCAACCGACGCCACCTTGTAGGTGGCGATGTCGTCGGAGAACGTGTCCCCGATCTCGATCGCCGCGTCAAACCGGCCGACGAGCCGGATGGCAAGCTTGCGCGCCAACCCCTGATCGTTAGGCGAGTGCTCGCGGCCGTCGAAGCTGCCCGTGTTGAACGTCGCGAACAACTGCTCGGCGCGAGCCGCCGCCGGCGCGTACCGCTTCCCGCCGCCCGGCACATCTACCGCAACACCGGTCGCCGGCGTCAACACGATCGGCACACCCCACACCGCGAGCAGCGCGTCGATCGAATCCAGACCCGCCGCCGCGCCGGCGACCACGAACACGTGATTCGCGCGGCCACGCAGGTCGGTCTCCACCGCCGGCGGCACCGAGATGCCGTAATCGACACCGCCCGGCATCGGATACCGGATCGCATCACCCGCGACCAGGGCGGTGGTGTCGGCGTCGACCGGCATAAACACCCACGCGAACTGGTACTCCACCACATTCGCCTGCGCCTCGTTGTTCGGCGCCGTGAGCGGCTGCTGCTCAAACGAACACCGCTCCTTCGTGATCACCGTGCCGGTGACACGTTTGACGATGCCGACGGTGTCAGCACCCAACGCGAACACGGTCAGTAGTCGCAGGCCTTGAAGCTGCCCACCGGGGCGGCGTTGACGGGGATGCCGAGAAGCCGCTTGTGGCGGGGAGTCAGGTAGTCGTCGATCACCTTCTGCGCCGCGTCGAACGTCCCGGACTCGGTCTTGCGGCTCGTCGTGTTCGCGAAGCTGGACAGCTTCTCGAAATCGCCGTACCGCAACGCATCCCGCACGACCTCGAACACCACCTGGGCGGCCGCATCGTCGTCCGGGGTGATGCTGTACAGGGCGGCCTGCGACCGGATCCAGTCGGAGACAACCTGCAGAAGACGCGTCGCGATCGGCGTCTCGGCTTCTGTCAGGCTGCCGCCGTATTCGGTTGTGAACTCTTCGAGCGCGAGGAAATCGGCCACCGCGGTGTTACTCCGTGGCGTCGATCAGTTCCCAGAGCTGGTCTTTGGTCTGATCTTCCAGCTCGTCGCGGTCGAAGCCCTTGCCGGCCAGCCAGTCGATCAGCACCGGCTTGGTCGCCGTCTTGCTGGGCCGCCCGGCCAGCACCTGGGCGTCGTCGGGGTCAGCGTCGTCGAGCTCGCGGACGAGGCCCTCGTCGAGGAAGTGCTTGGCCTGCTCGTCGGAGAGCCACTGGATGACGCCGCCCTCGTACACATGGTGGCTGTGCCCCGCCTGGTCGCGCGCGATGACCAGGGGGGCGACGACGAGGTAGGTCATGCCGCTACCCCGGTGATCTTCCACGCCGCCGCGGGCTCGAGGACGACGGGCACGGTGACGCGGCGGCAGCGGCCGAGCCACTGGTCCTTCTTGTCCTCTCGGATCATCTTGGACTGCACGCCGACACCGCCGGCCGACACATAGCCGGGGCCGCCCAGGTCCTCGTCGGCCATGCCGCCGAGCATGTTCGAGTCGAGGACGAACGCGACCGCGCTCGACGTGCCGCCGCCGAAGATGTTCGGTGTCGGCAAGATCGTCAATCCGGCGACGACGGGAAATTCGCCGGTATAGATGACCCCGTCGGTGCGTTCGCGCGGCAGCAGGTTCTGGAACCGGCTGTCGGACACCATGTTGGCGAACGTCAGGTCGTCCACCACCACGGTGTCGGGCTCGTAGCCCTGGTTGAGCGCCAGGATGTTGGCCTTGGCCAGCATGATGTCGCGGAAGATGTTCGTGCCGGTGTCGGCCTTCCACGACGCGCTGGCCGCCGTCGACTGGGTGACCGCCGAGCTGATCGCCGACATGGCCACCGAGTCAACGGTTTTGACCATGGTGTTGACCAGCTTGAGCATGCCCTTGTTGACGGGGTCCATCAGCCGGCGCGCGATCGCCTCGTCGGTGAACGGCACGTCCTCACCCCACTTGACCGTCTTGGCCAGCGACGCGGCGCCTTCCGACACCGGGGTCTGCGGGTAGTTCGCGCCGGGCGCGACCGCCTGCGGAGAACGGTCGGTGTAGATCGTCTCCCCCGTCTCGTACAAGATCGAGCCGCCTTGGGCGATGAACCGGCCGGTCAGCAGCCGATCGGCGATGAACCGCTGCTCGGCGATGGTGCGCAACCGGCGCGCGACCAGGGTGGGGTTCTGCAGGAACCGGCTGATCGACAGGACGTCGCCCGACAGCGTGGGAGCGGCGGGCGGGTAGGTGTACGGCATGTTGGTGTCTCGCTTTCTGTTTCAGTGCCCGCTCAGCGGAACAGCCGGACCTTGACGAGGTTGGATGCGGCGGCCGACAGCGCAACGCCGATGGCCTGGTCGTAGGTGGTTCCCGCCGCGATGTCGGCCACCTTGCCCGACGCCGCGGTGGTGACCACGGCGCCGGCGGCGATGGAGCCGCTCGCGCCCAGGATGTGAACGCCGCCGTTGAGGACGGTCACCGTCTCGCCGCTCTTGGCGTCGAATGCCGCGATGCCCGCGTAGGCGATCGACGCGCCACCGGACGGGGCCACGGTGTCGTTGCCGGACGCCACGAGGACCTGCCCGGCGGTGATGTCCGCGGACGCCGTCGAGGTGTAGGGGCCCTCGGGGAACAGGGGTGCGTACTCGGTCATGGGTCAGGCGTCCTTTCCGCCGAACAGGCTGGCGTAGAGCTTCTCGTCTTCGGTGGCGGCGTCGTTGGAGACGCCGTGTCCGACCTCGGCCAGCGGTATCAGGCCGGGCTCGAGCGCGTCGAGGACGGCGCGGTGGCCGTCGCGGTCGGCGCTCATCGCGTTGAGGTGGTGCTCGCGGCGGGCCGGGGGGATCTTGCCGCTCTTGATCGCGTCGTCGACGAACCGTTCGTCGGACTCGCGGATCTGCTGTGCGCGGGCTTCGGCGCCTTGCTGGGCGGACTGCACGGTGGCCGCGTACTGCTCGGCGTCGACCAGCGACAGGCCGAGTTCCTTGGCGCGGGCTGCGATCTGCTCGGTGGTCAGTTCGGGCGCCGCGTCCCCGCCGGCGCCCTGGCCAGCGTCGGCGGCTTCGGCGCGCTCCGCGAGTGCCTCCCGCAGCGCTTGCAGTGCGGTCTCGTCATCTGCATCGGCGGAGATGCCGAGCTCCTGGACGAGGCCTTCCTTCAGAGTGGGCATCGTGATGCCCTCCTTTCCTTCCTTGACCTCGCCGGACTCCGCGGCAGAGGGAACTTCGGGGGTGGTGCGCGCTCCGGACTCCGCGGCAGAGGGAACTTCGGGGGTGGTGCGCGCTTCGGCCCGCGACGCGAATGCCAGCACCGGCTTGGTGTTGGCGGCGCGCGCGTTGACGTATTCGACCTTGACGGCCTGCCCGTCACCGAACGTGACGGATCCGTCGGCGGCGATGGTGTAGGGAACGCGCAGCAGTGAATCGTCATCGTCGTTTTGGACGATCAGCTCGGCTGGGTCGATGAACATTTCGCGGATCCACAGGTACCAGTTGATGCCCGGGCCGTCGTAGTACGCGCGGCGCACATCGTCGATCGAGGTGCCGGCGGCCAGCACGGCGGCAGCGTTGGCCATGGCTGTCTCCTTCTCGGGGGCCTTCGTGTACAGGTCGTAGAGCGATTCGAGGGTGCCGATACCGGGGCGCATCACCCCGAGCAGCGCGACCGCGTGCAGCACGAACGGGTGCGTGTGGCCGAGCTGGCAGACGTAGTCGCGCTGAAATTCGCCAGAGCGGTCCGGGTAGGCGGCCGCGATCACCGACCGTCCCTCGGCGTCGGCTTCGGCCAGCCAGCCCGGGACGCCGACGAAATCTCCGAGCAGGGTCTGGCCGTCGCTGTCGAGGCGCAGGTTGTCGATCACCCCGATGGAGGGGTCTCCCTCGCCCGGTGTGCCGGTGTGCCCGAACTTCAGGCACGGCCGGCGCACCGCCGGGCAGTCCAGGGCGGCCACCGCAGCAGCGAGATCGTCGGCGCTGGGGTGCCAGTCGTCCGCGTTGCTGATATCCCAGTAGCCCACCGACGCGAGTTCGACCCCTTTGACTGTGGCCAGCGCGGGCGTGGCCGGGACGTCTACCACAGTGTGAGCGTCCCGTCTGATTCGATTCGGGCCCGCGCGCGCGGGCGCCGCTTGCTGGCGGCCATCGGCGGGTCAGGGTCGGTGTTGTCGCCCTGGGCCGCGACGTCGCCCGGCGCCGGCGGCGCACCCTGGGCCGGCGCGGGCGGCGCGTCGGGGGCGTCCGGGTCGGGCCCTGGTAACCCGGCGGCCTGCCGCAGGAACAGCTCGAGGCGCGGATCCGGGGTGAGCAGGCCGGCATTGACCAGCATCTGTAGGGCGGCGGCGGTGGCGTCCTGCCGCGACCCGATCTCGTCAAACACCAGCAGGGGGGCTGGCTCGTCGGGCCCCCAGTTCACGTCGACAATGTCCTCGACCACATGGGCTTGCGCGGTGTCGCGGATGTCGTCGGCCACGGTCTGTACCGACTGCACGAACGTGTCGGCCTGCACCGACGCCAGCGCGTAGGAGCCGCCCTTACCGTCGAGGTTCAGGAAGTGCGCCAACGTCACCAGCGCGATCTGGTGGTCGTGGTATTCGATCGCCCGCCGAGGGTCCATCGGCGTGCCGCGCGGCGACACGATGTCGAATTCTTCGCCGTCGGTGATCGCCAGGCCAGCGCTTTCCCCGCCGCGATAGGCCGACGCGATGTCCAGCAGTTCGTTCATCCGCGCCGGGTCCAGCGAGTCGGCCGCGTTGCCCTTCATCTTCGGGACACCGATGCCGTGGCGGCGCGCCGCGGCCGCCTCGATGCGCATCAGCTCGTCTTTGAGCTTCCAATGCTTGAACGCGGGCCGCAGTAGGCTGTTGCCGGTCCAGATGCCCGGTGTCGGGTCGTTAAGGTAGACGACCAGCCGGTTGACCGGGATAGCCTGCCCCATCGATGTCGGGGCCAGCACGAGCATCCCGGGCGCGGTGAACGTGCCGGCTGGCCACTGCTGCACCGAGATCAGGCCGCCGTCGCGGTCGACATTCCAGTACGAAATCGACGACTGCGGGCGCGGCGCCAGCTTGCGCAGCACCGCCCGCGCCTTGCTGCCGCTGCCTTCGATCCGGTACAGCTGCTCAAACACCGCATGCCCGTACTGCTGGGCGGTCAACGCCTGCTGCAGGTGCTGCTGCCACGAGAATCGGTCCCGCATCCGCGGTGTCGGCTCGTCAACGTCGCCGTCTTCGATCGGCAGGCCCAGATTGTTGGCCACGAACTCGGTGACTTCGTCGCTGGCACCGTTTTGGCGGATCCGCCACGCCGTTCGCCGGATCGGCAACGCCAAAGCGCGCAAAACGGAGGCGACTCGGGCGTCCTCGCGGGCCATCCGGGTGTAGGTGAACACCGAATTCGGCCACATCAGCTCCGGAACGAGCTCAAATGGGTCGTTGGCGAACCCGAAGGCTGTCTGCCAGCCCGCGAGGCCGTTGACGTAGCCCTTCTCGGTGACCGGGGCGGCGGTTTTCGGTGCCATACGGCCCCCCTTTCAGGTCAGAACGCTGCGGTCATCACGTCGAACTCGTCGCGCGCACTAACCGGTGCCCGGCTTCGGCCCCGCGCGGCGCCAGAGACCGGTGCGACGGTCTTCGGTGGCTTCATTTCGCCGAACGCCAGCAGCGCGCCGTGTGCGAGCGTCACGCTGACCAGTGCTGGCGCTGATCCGGCGACTTCCTCGTCCCACACGAACCCGCCGGCGGGCATGTTCTTGCGCACCGCGCTGCCGGCGGCGTCGTCGAGGGTTTTTTGGCCGCTGTGCGACAGCTTCGACCCGAGCGCAGCGTTCAGGAACCCCCCACACCACTGCGACCACTCGGCCGAATTCACCATGGCCGGCTCGATGCCGGCCTTGATCAGCTCCGCTTCGAGCGCCGCCGCATCGCCGCGGGCTTTCATCGCCACTGCGACCGGATCCCACGTCGTGACCAGATCGACGACCGCGGTCACCACCTGAGCGGACTTAGCCGACCGCATGTAGCCGATCTCGAGATGCGCCAAACCCTGGTCGGTGTACCAGGCCGCGGCCAAAATCCAGACCTGCGCCGCGGCGTCGAAGTGCAAGCCGACTGCCGGCGAGCCAACGAGCTCGGGTGGGTGTTCAGCTCGCATAGTGGTCCACAATTCCGCCGGGATCTCGGAGATGATCACCGACTCGGGCGGCGGATAGTCCCCGCGGCCCAACCAGTCCGCGTCGAACAGCGCCAGATCAGCGCTGGTCTTGGCGCCCTGCAGATAGGCTTCCATCTCGCGGTCGTTACCGACCACCCCGTAGGACGGCTGCGCCAACGGGTAGGCGGCCGGATCTCCCCGCTTGAACCCGGGCGGCGCGGCGAATAGCGCGTAATACAGGCCCGCCGCGACGCCCGCTAGGCCTAGCCGGTGGAAGCCGGCGAGCCGGTGGCAGTTCGGGTGCTCGGTGATCACCGGCGGCGTCGACGCGTAGATCGTCTGCGGGTTATCCGAGGCCGCCTGCGCGCCGGTGAGGTTCGCGGTCTCCTTCGGCACCAGGTCGTAGGCCTCGTCGAGGATCAGGTCGTCGATCTCGGTGAAACCACGGGCGAAGTGCTGCGTGCGCGGCCCGAAATCGGCCTTCACCACGTGCTTGTCGCCGGGCGCCGGCTTGAGCATGATGACGCCGCGGTTGTCCTTCTTCGACGGCGGCTTCAGCAGGCGCCGCTTCAGCGACGGCACCCGATCGATCACCGCCACCACCCGGTCGAACACGTCCTCGACCGTCGCCCACTGCTGCGCCGTGTACACCACCCGCCGGCGCTTCTTGAACAGCTTCCACAGGATGGTCAGGATCAGGATCAGCGTCTTGCCCTGCTGACGCGTGCACTCGATCACCACGTTGCGATGCGTGTGCAGCCGCAGGCCCCACTCGTTCGCCGGCAGGAGCGACAAGATCGCCCGGACGATCATCCACTCCCACGGCATGCACCGCAGCCCGATCCGCACGCCGAACTTCGCGCACCGGTCGCCGTCCGACTCGTCGCCCTCGTGCCACACCTCGACCAGCGGCTGCTGGCGCCCGGTCAGCCGCGGCCACTTCCCGAGGAACTCCGGCCACTCCGTCGGCCAGCGCCGCTTCGACCGCGGCTCACTCGGCAAAACGTCAGTCGTCGTCATCGTCGAGCACGTCATCGCCCGGATCGACAGGGATCGCCGCGCGCTGCCGGTAAATCTCGGCCAAGAGCTGGCGCAACACCGTCGACTGCTGCCGGTACTCCTGCAGCGGCTTGTTCACCACGACCTCGACAACCTTCGGCGGCAACTCCAACCGCAGCCACGTGTCCCGATCGCCGTTCAGCAGCTCGCTGAGTCGCTCGAGGTAATTCGCGATCACCCCGGCCTGCTGAATCAAGAAAGTCAACGCGAACGGATCGTCGTCCTTCGACAACTCTTCAACCAACCGCGCACCCGCCGATGGCTTTGCTGGCGCGACGATCGAACCCCTTGCGGCAGCACGTTTTCGCGGTGCCATCTACACTCGAAATCCGTTATGTTGCAACGCAATTCGCGAATCGCGCTGGCGCGAAATCCCTTGCAACACAACGTGTTTGCTGGCCACACGAACTCGCGCCGCGGGAGAAAAAAACTCGTGACGTTCGTCGCGGCTCGTTGTGGGGGGGTGGCAGGATATTTTTGGCGGGGTGGTATTGCGTTGTGTTGCAACGCTTTTCGCGCGTCGCGTGTGCGTGAATGTTGTTGTGTTGCAACGCATTACGGTATGTGTGCGGTTGGCCATGGCCATGGCATGGCGAGGGTGTCGGGCGTGGATGGTTCGGGGTTGGCTGATGCGGCGAGGTGCTTGTTGCCGCCGTCTCCGAGTTGGATGTTGCATGCTCCGTGGAGCAGTTCGTCCGGGAGTGGGATGGGCACGCCGAGCTTGATGGCTTCGGCTCGGCTCATCTTGCCGTGGTGCGCGTGGAGCTTCCCACTGTCGGGGTTTGTCGAGTCGGGGTTGTAGTCCCAGTTCTTGGTCCGGTCGAGGTACAT